TTCTTATGATAATGGTGTGATTCAATATTATAATGGTAGTATCGCATTAAAGACTGGTTCTTCTAGTGGTGATAGAACATTCCAAGTTCATACAGCAGGAACAGAAAAACTTCGTATAACTTCTGCTGGTGATGCAATCTTTAAAGGTAAGGTCACTCTTGGTGAGGACTATAGTGGTGGTGAAGTTTTTCGTTTAGGTAAGAGTTCTGGTAGTAGTTACTCTGCATATCATACTGGTGGAACTGCTCATGGATTCATTGGTTATGCAGATCAATTAGTTACTGCTGGGGGAGCAACTGATTTTGCTATACGTTCCACAAATAACTTAGTTTTTGCGACAAATGGGGCCAATGAAAGACTTCGTATAACTTCTGATGGTAAAGTTGGCATAGATCAATCATCACCACAATCTAAAGTTCAAATTGATCTTGGAGACAGTGTAAACTATCAAAATAGTGATTGTTTTACCCTTTCAAGTGGAGACGGTTCTAGTGCAAACTTAGTAAATAAGTTAAATTTTGGCGTATCTTCAACAAATAATTATGCATGGATTCAATCCATAAAACCAGGAACCGATTCACTTAATCTAGTTTTACAACCAAGTGGTGGTAATGTTGGTATCAGCGATACAGCCCCACAGGCTGGTCTGTCTGTACTTCAATATGGAAATAGATTTGTAAATGATAATTCAACATATTATCAACCAAGTGGCCGTATATTTACTCTTGTGGGCTCACCAGCTAATGGAGCAGATTCTTGGTTTGGAATTAGTGGTGGGTATAATAATACTAGCGGAAGTGTAAATCTGTTACTTCAACAAAATTTCAATAATACAAGTCAACAAGCAGGTTGTTATATCGCGAACGAAGCAACTGGTACCGCTGCCAGCGTACTTACGTTCGGTCATATGTACGCTTCAAGCTCTGTAACTGGCAGACCTTCAAAAGTAGAAAGACTTCGTATAGATGTTGATGGGCACCTACAAATCCGTCGCGAAGGAGTAGCAAGCGTAACTAACACAGATTCACGTCACACACGTTATGTTGTTAAACAGACTAATGGTCAAGAGGCAATAGTTGGTAGTGTATTTGCACAGGGTAAATCCTCATGGGGCGGTGATTTAGTTTTTGCGACTAAAGAAGCAAACGCTAATCCTTCCACAGGATTAACAGAAAGATGGAGAATTGACCAAAATGGATATCTTTATAGTAGCGATAGCGGTTATAGTTATTACTTCAAGAGATATCGTGGTAGTATGCCTTCTATGACTTCTAATAATTGGGTTACAGTTGCTAACACAACTACTATTGGTGACGCAGGAATATGGATTTTGTCATTTGGTAGGTTTGAACAGAGTAATACTGGGTCATCACAATGGTCCGTAACTTATGTTTCTGGTCCAGTATATCTACATAGTTCTAATGGTAATGATGGTGAACAAGTAATTGTACCACTATATCATATGGGACATTACCAGGGGTCGAGCGCTGCAGAGTGTCGTTTAACATATTACAGTGGAAGTGCCCATAGTTCAGGTAGAGTTCAGTTTAAACCTCTAGGTTGGAGCTATACTCCAGGTTCCACTTATTATACCTTTTATAAAATTGCAAATGCATAAAAAATGAATTACAAAATCTACTACAAGACTAATGGACGAATCACTGGCATCTTAGAAAGCAGTGATTTAGAAAAATTACAAACTACTTATGAATCATCTATTGAGTATGATTTAACTATTGATATAGAATCGGAAGAAACTCCTGAAATTGTTTTCTTTGATCATCACATATCTGACGGAGATTTAGTCGAAGGAAAACATTCTGAGCATATATCTGAATTTAATTTAAAATTAGTTCGGAATGAAAGAAAAAATGAATATCCACCTATTGGAGATCAACTAGATGCATTATTTCATGCGGGAGTTTTTCCTGAAGAAATGGCCTCTAAAATTCAGTCAATTAAAGATAAGTATCCAAAAGATTAATATAGTTCTCTACAACCAGCTGACACTAGATACTGATATAGACTATGGTTTCTGAACCCTGGCAGAGTTATTATACTGAGTTCGGTTATCTCTGTCAAGGGGGTTGACAAACTAGACTAAATATTCTATGATTACCACATTACTACTTTATAGGTAACTAACATGACAATGACTCCTGAAGAACTACTTAAGAATTTTAAAGAACAACAAGCAACTGTTGCTGAAGAACTTCGTAAACTTGACGCTGAATTGACACAGAAGAAAGAACTTTACGTTAAACTCCAAGGTGCGATCGAGGGTATTGGTATTCTCGCACCAGAAGAAGAAACAACTGAAGAAACTGCACCAACAGAACCTGAAGCATCAGCAGAAGCAGTTGCTGCAGTGCTTGACTAATGGATTTACAAGATGATATCAAGAAAGATATTCTTTTAAAATTAAAAGGTCTGTCAGAAACAGTTACAGATTCTATTGGAGAAATTTCAAAAGGAAAAAGTGCATTCTGTTCAAAAGAAATAGTTTCTAAAAGAATGATGACTTGTAAATCTTGTCCAGAATTTATTGCATCCACATCACAATGTAAAAGATGTGGATGTTTTATGTCTGCTAAAACTAGATTAAAACACGCCACTTGTCCAATAGGAAAATGGACTAAAGATCTATGATTACACAAGAAAATATCAAACAAATTCTTAAAGATAGAACAGAAAGACTTGAGTTCCTAATTAACGAGGGACAATTTGAAGATGCTATTTCTATTGGAGAAGAATTTGATGAATGGATAAGAACTTTAATAATTGACTAAATATTAATTACTTTGAGCCACTTGACAAAAGTCTGTGTCTCTAGTATACTAAACAAGTTCATCAGAGGAATCTGAAATGGTCTCATTACCCATTCACAATCGATCAATTATTGACGAGATTAGGAATGATATCCAACTAGATAATTACTATCGAAAATTGGATATTAATAAGGACACAGACTGTGATTTTTATGATGATGCACAGTCTGAAAATGACTATGCTTTTGAAACCTACTACGAGTAAATTAACTAGGATTACCATCAACAATGGCACGTACTCATCGCAAGTATTCCGCTAAAAAATGCAATACTTTTAAGGAAGAAAAAATTAATTATGCAATGAACAGTGACTATGAATACGAAGAACGTTTCAGTGGTTATACAATCTCTGGAAAAAAAAGATGGACTCGTAAGTCAGATCCAGATTTTAATGATGACTGGGGTTGATTCCAGCGAGTGGTGTAATTACCCAAATGTTCGCATGAACATTCTATATTAATTGGTTTTTGATATTAAAGATCAACCTCGTTAAACCACCCTCAGGGGTGGTTTTTTATAGCTATTTTGTAGTACAACTGCGATAAAATGTATAATTTTGACGATTATGATATTGAATTAAGAAAATTTGAAATGTCTGTAACAACTGCTGTTAATATGGAAATATCTGATAAGATAAACTCAGAAGAAGCATATCAGAGAATTAAAGAGGCATATTCAAATCTAAAGAAATACAGAAAAAAAACAAAAAAAGATCATATATAAGTTAGAATATGAAAACTTGGCGACACCCCATGAATTGGAACCTACCTAAACACGAAAAACGTAAAGATGCATTTCATATTTTTTATGAAAGTGTTCTAAAAGCAGATCATGAGTTACGTCAAGATGCTCATGATCAAAAATGTTATAACGAACTTATGGAGTGGCGAGAAGAGATTATTGATTATCTAAAATCTAGGAGAATTGAGGAATTTAAGTGATGACACATGAAGAAATGATTGACGAAGCACAACGCAGAGAAAAATCAAACGAACATCCTGAAATTGCAGAACATGAATGGATTGATGATGCATTTAGAGTTTGGAAGACTAGGTATGGTTTATGGTCAAGTGAAACAAAAGAGGGTAGGCGGATGCTTACTGGACTTCATAAAGATAATGTAATTGTAATGACACGTTGGCATCTTAAATGTGAACAGGAAGGTTGGCCGGAAGGATCAGTTCATGTGTGTAATATTACCCCTGGAGTAAAACTATGAGTGATGTTGATACATTACAAATAAAAGAAAATGAAGATGGAACATTTACTTTTGAATGGGATTCAGAAGATCCTAAATGGTCATGGATGAACGATGTGTCTAATGATGAAATATCAGAAATTATAAGTAATTATCTCACACAATTAAATGAAAATGAAACAATTAATTTTATTACTACTGACGATTCCCTTACTGCCGACTAGTGTAATTGCTGGACCAAGACTATATCAACCAGGATATTCTTCAGAACAAAAATGTTATCGTACTGAGTATCGTGAAGAATATATTCCCGGTACATCTAGGAGACCTGGATATGTAAAAACTTATCGCAATAAAGTAGAAGTGTCTTGTCGCGGTAGTGTTGGATATCATTCAATTCCTAGAAGTAAATCTAAAATAGATGATAATTCATGTATTGAAGGATCTATTTTAGGTGGAATTCTTGGAGGTGGTGCTGGCGCAATTGCATCCCGTGGTGATGGAAGATTGTGGGCGATACCTTTGGGCGTTGTTAGTGGTGCTTTGGTAGGTTGTCAGGTAGACGGTGGTTGAAGTGTCCTGCAGACGCTTGCAGACCCCTCTCACATGATGTATATTAGCCATGTTGAGAGGAACACCACCCATGCAAGTCACCACAAACGTCACCACTGTTGATTTCTTTCCCGAAGCATTCATTGCTGAGGAAGACGGTGTGATCGTCAAACGTTTCCAGAAACGTGTTACATTCAACTCTAATGGTCTTAAGTCTTATAGCACTGTGACTATGCTCACAGCACGTAATGAGTGGGAATCACGTATTGCTAACGGTGCTAAGGTAACTGATCTTAACCTCGATCAAATGCCACGCTCCGAGTATATGCCAATGGCAGTAGGTTGATCCGAGGGTAAAACAGTAAGAGGCAACGACAAACAGTTGCCCACCCTCACTCTTTTCTTATCTAACATCATGGTCTTCGATCTCCCAGTCTACAAGAAACAATTGCCACAAGTATGGTTGGAAGATGGTAAGTTTGTCATCGAATCAGACTCGTTCCGTTATGTGATTGCAGATGACTTGAAACTCTTGTTTAAGTTGTGTAGACGATTCAAGTCTGATGCTATTGCCCAAACTTACGCCACTAATTGACATGACTATCTGGATTTGTTTATGAAACACATTGATGATCTTACACATGAAGAAAAGGAGGCATTGTCAGAAGATTGTGAAGACTATCTTCTGCATCGACATATACCTTTAGTATCACATTCATATGATAACATCATTATACAGGCACTAAAAGAAGGATATCAACTAGTAAAATTTGATCGCTATCGTAATCATCCATGAAAATGAAAGCACCCGAAGGATACAGTTATCTCACCGAGGACTTCAACACTAAGTACAAACGAGTGATGCTCATACATCATACTAAGTATGTGTATGCAGAGGGCAAAGAGGTACAAACTGTATGGGGTTTCATTAACAAGAAAACTGGTAATATTCATGCACCAATTAATGTAAAGAAACCTGGCAAAGTTGTAGATAAAATATCAGTTACGCCCTATACCACCATGCCAGTCAACGAAGTGTCACAAGGCTAGTTGTATAGGGTCCATTTTCGTGTATATTAGCCATGTTGAGAGGAACACCACTGATGACCGCATCCACCATGACTGACACAGAAACATACAATGGTTGGGCAAATCACGCCACCTGGAATGTTGCTCTTTGGATCGGTAACGATGAGATGATCTATCGTCACGCTAAAGAGAATAAGAACCTCGGTTATCGCAAGTGGGCAAAACGTTATATTGATGAGTTCGGTGAGTATATCACTGGAGACGGTATTGCATGGTTGTCTGATGATGTTGATACTGATGAAATGGATGAGATGTTGGAGGAACTTTGAAGATTGACACCGTTGGTAGAATTGTAGGATCATTTCTTGTGGTCACTGCATATTTCATCATCCTACATGTAAATCTATCATTAGGTGTGATTATGCAGTTCATCGGTGATTTTATCTCTGTACCATTCTTTATTAGAACAAAATCATGGGATGTAGTTATCATGCTTACATTTCTACTAATCATTTCATCCACTAAACTGTTACCACTACAATGAAGTTCACACAGTATCTCTTGAGTGGCATTGTTGCATTTGTCGCTATCACATGTTACCTTTTGTTTCTTGCAGACCGTGACAGTAAGATGATGAACTACTATGATTCAACAATCCAATCACAATTCATTGAAGGTAATCTCTGATGTCTAGTAAAAGCTTTGACGTTCTAGTACAAAAGAACGGACGAATCCAGTGGTTACCTGTACCTGGATGCATCACACATGCTGAGGCACGTTCTCAGGGTGAGGAAATGTATGACGGTAATATACTACAAACTAGATTCAATGGTATGGATGATGATAATGACAATGATAGTGGTGGAGACTATTCCACTGCATTTAGTGGTCTTGTCCTACTTGCTGCCGGTGCAGGTTTAATCCTAGTTATCTCTATGTGGCCAATCTTCCTGATTGGTGGTATCATCTACGGTCTTTACAAAATCTTCAAAAAATGACAATCAACAAGAAACTATTCTCTGACCTGAAAGAGAATGCAGGTGTAGTGATTGATAATCACCTAGACAGTGTTGAAATACGTATTAAGAAACTAGAGAAGAAAGAACGTTGGCGTGATATACTTGCTCTTGTACAAGAGTATCGAGAATGGGGACAAACTGAACAGGGAGAAGATTACAATATGATGTGGTTAGAAGACTTAAACAATTACAAACACCTGATGGACTGATGACGAACTGTCCCAACCCCCTTGACCCCAAGGGGGTTTTCGTGTATATTAGCTACATTGAGAGACGTACTGCATGATTCTTCGATCCCACCAATCCCGCATCGTAACCAAGATGCAGGAAACTAACAAGGGTCGTATCCTTGTTCCAACCGGTGGTGGTAAGACTCTGTGCATGATTGTTGATGCAATCAACGCTCTCAAGAGTGGTCCTAAAACCATCGTAGTTGTTTCTCCACGTATTCTCCTTGCAAACCAACTTTGCAGTGAGTTCATGGAACAAATCTCTCACACATGGACGCATGTTTGTCATGTTCACAGTGGTGAGACTGAGTATTTCTCTTCCACCAAATCTGACAAGATCGCAATGTTCAACAACGTTGCACGTGCTGCATCTGAATCTTGCATCATCTTCACTACTTACAACTCTTTGAACAAGGTTGTGAGTGCAGGTATTGACATTGACATCATGTATTGTGATGAAGCACACAACTCTACCCGCAGAGATTTCTTCAAGTCTGTTGCATCTGCGTCCATGATTGCGCGTCGTTCGTATTACTTCACTGCAACTCCGCGTAACAATCGTGACCCACATGCAAACGGTATGAATAATACTTTTGTGTACGGAGATGTGATTGAGAGAGTACCTGCACAAGAACTGATTGAGTCTGGTTCGATCATTCCTCCCACTATTCATACTCACGAGACTGACATTGTACGTCAGAAAGATACTGCTGCACAGGTTGATAGTGAAACTGTCCTGAGTATTCTTGACACACTTGATGAAACTAATGCATCTAAAGTATTGGTTGCTGCACCATCGACTCGCGTTCTGTGGAACATGTTGACACAATCTGATGTGATTCAACAACTCACAGAACGTGGTTTTGAGATCATGCACATCACCTCTAAACACGGTGCATATGTCAACAAAACAAAAGTGAGTCGTGAGGTATTCTTCGACACCCTGACTCGTTATGGTAAAGATGACAACAAGAAATTCCTGTTGTTTCACTATTCCATTCTGTCTGAGGGTATCAACGTACCTGGTTTGACTCACTGCATTTTGCTGCGTAATCTTCCACTGATTGAGATGGCACAGACTATCGGTCGTGTTATCCGTCTGCATATTGACGATATCAAAGATATTCAATCAGGTAAGATCCCTGCAGGTCAGTGTCAACTCTATCGCAAATCCACTGGGTTTGTGACTGTCCCAGTTCACAAGAATCACGGTGGTGCTGTTGCAAAACGTCTCCAGTATGTCGTTGACTCTATTTTTAAGGAAGGTAAGTCGGTTGAGGTATTTGCCTAGTCC